GTTGAACTCATCTTATATACAATCCTTTCTGATGAATCAACCTATTGAAAGAGAGGTATAGATATATGCCAAGAACAGGACAGATCATTCCGGAATGGCTCCATCCGCATGAAGCAGTCTATATTAACGATAACACTCGTTATGAAGACATAGCGTTTCGGCAGACTGGTCCGGTCTTCCTGAATGTGTTCGCATCTAGTAAAGGTGTCGACAATAAGCTGCGCTACTTTGACTCTATCGTTGACTGGGTCAAAGAATATGGCTTACCTAACTTCCGTAAATACGGTCAGCCTGGTTATAACGCTTATGTGTCACTGAGTACTGGATTAGCTTGCTCTCAGTCCATGCGTGTAATGCCATTGGACGCTGCATATGCTAATATCACTGTACTGTGCCACTATCAGGTTAAAAATGGTAAGCTGCGTGTTAAATATACTACGGCAGTTGTAGAAAATCTGGTGTCTTTGGACGATCTGGACGCATACGTTGAACGTATGGGTTCTTTAGTTCCTGACCTGGAAGGCTACAAAGTGCTGCCTATTATGAGCTTCTGGTCTCGTGGCCGTGGCTTGTATGGTAACAACTACCGTGTACGTATTTCCCGCGATAAGGGTGGGGATAAAGACAATAAGTATGTAAACTATGCTGTTGAATTGCTGTCTACTGAAGATGGTATCTTGACCACCCTGGAAACCTATACTGTAAGCTTCTATATTGAAGCTATTGATCCAAACTCTTCACTGACCCTGTTTGTCAATGATATCATTGATGATGAGGAAGGTAAAGGGTCTAAACGTTTTAATGGCCAGGTTTACTATGACAACCTGGAAACAATATTTGCTGCATATGAAGAAGCATACAAGTCCGGCAACAGAGAAGATATGAACATCAAGACTGTTGACGCTCTTCCGGCTACTGAATATCCATCTAGCGATGTTATCTTTGTATGTGATACAGAAGGCGCTGTAAAGGTATTTAATGAAGATCTGAAAGTCTTCGAATCTTACCTTGGCAATGGTCGCCTTGAAGAGGTTGAGGAAAAACCGGTTATCACTAACCTGTTTGCTGATCCTACTGCTAAATCATATCTGCTGAATACATTGTCTAAACACGTGTACCTCTTTGATGATGTTACTCGTGAAGTAAGTTATCTGGCTAATGAATCCGATCAGCAGATGACTTATCATACTCTGTCTTCTCATGAAGATCCAACTGGCTTACGCCCTGGCGATCTGTACTTTGCTACTAGCAATAATAAGTACTATATTGCGACGGCTGTTAACTCAATGGTTGAAACCACGTTGGATGTTATTCCGTTTGACACTGATACTGCAACTGACACTGCAATCAACGAATTGGTTGGCAAGAAGCTGGCTGAAGTTGGTGTTGTATACAAAGTGGAAGGTCAGTACTTTGTTGAAGCTGATGAAGCTGACATTGCTTTCTCTAACATCACTGCTGATGTTGAGGAAGTTGATGAGTTCCCAGATGTTGATATCGTAGATCCTAACGTTGCATATTACCTGACTGCTGATTGTGTCGTTGACGGTGTTCTGTATCCGGCTGGCACTTACTGGGTTTGGGTAAACAATGAATGGGCTCAGTATGATCCTGATGATGATATTGACCCGATGATCTACACCATGGAAACATGGGATGTATTTGGTTATAACAAATTCACCCAGGATTGGGATGAATACTTTGACTATGACGGTGGTACTGAATCCATCGAAATCATGTCTATTGAAGGTGTAGCTATGGATGATGGCCACGACGGTTCATTCTCCGCTAACGGCACTGTGCTGAATAAGCTGGATGATAATGGTAATCGTGTTGTGGTTACTGACGCTACCCGTGCTGAAGCGATGGAACGTGCTTATCTGATGGCCTTCCAGGGCGGTTATGATAAGACTATTGCTTCAAAACGTCGTGCACCTGTTGATCTGATGCTTGACGCTTGCTACCCTGTAAATGTTAAGAAAGCTATGGCTGCTCTGGCATTAAACCGCTATGATGCTGCTTGCCATCTTGACTGCAACCTGATCAACAATGTTGATGACTTGGAAACCTTCTATACTCAGAGTCTGTCTGGTCTGAATGAACGTATCATTTCCTTTGATGCTCATATGTTTAAGACCACTGACCCGATTACTGGTAAGATCATTCCTGTATCCATCACTTTGTGGTTAGCATCTAAATATCCTCAGCATTTTAATGTGTATGGCAATCAGACTCCATTGGCTGGCGAGGAATTCGCTTTGCTGTCTGGTTATCATCGCAACAGTATCAAACCTGTTATCGATGCTGATGATGAAGAGACCAAGGAACTGTTATATGATAAGCTGCACATGAACTATGTTGAATGCATTGCTGAAAACACATTCATGCGTGGTACTCAGGAAACCTCACAGCTGTTCTGGTCTGACCTGAGTGAAGAAAATAACATGTTGGTATTGCTTGAGATTAAGCGTAAGATTGAACGTCTTGCTGCATCTCATAGATTCCATTGGGCTGAACCTGAAGATCTTGCAATGTTCCAGGAGGAATGTAATCAGATCTTTAGTGGATACCGTGGAACCAAGTGTAAGACCCTTAACATTATGGTTTCTGCTAATGCTTGGGAAACCATTCGTTATATAACCCATATCTACATCGAAGTGGTATTCCGCACCTTCCAGAAGCGGGCTATCATTGAGATTGATGTTAACCCGAGAGCATAAGGAAGGAGTAGAGTATTATGGCAGTTAGAACTATACAAGCTAACATTAAACGCAATACTAAAGACTTCTCCCAATACTCCATGTTTTTGGGTGGCGTCGACGTATCTGCTAAAAATATTGACCAGTTCGATCCATTACGTACTGGTTATTCCCGTATTTTTATCGTGAAGCTGCCTTTCTTTATCCAGCAGATGTCATCTAAGAATAACATTCCGCCGGAACAGGCTATGCATACACGGTTTAAGCACTTTATCGAAATGGGCTTCATTGGTGTAACTGGTATCGGTAACACCACTATGGAATACGAAGCTGTAACTGGCGGTTATGCTGGTAACAAATTCGACATCCCTAGTGTATGCCGTGACGAAACCGATGGTGTTACCATTCGTGTATATGAATTAACTGGATCCCCGATCCGTGAAATGATTGATACCTGGATGACCGGTATCTCTGACCCTCTGACTGGTTTAGCACATTATCATGGCATGATTAGCGAAGAGTGCCCATATTGTGCAAAGAACCATATCATGGAAATGTTTTATGTTGTAACCGACCCGACTGGTGTAAATATTGAATACGCTTGCATGCTGTCCAATATGATGCCTAAGACGGTTGCTAAGCAGCACTTTGAATATGAACCAGGTTCTCATCCTGCAACTCAGCTGGATCTGGATTTCACTGCTACACGCTATGAATCCCCTCAGATCAATGAGATTTCAGCTGCACTGCTTGAGAAATACGCTATTCTGCGTGATTATCTGGACTTCACTTCTGGGTATACTGCTAACGGTGGTAACATCGTTAATTATCAGAATGAAAACGTGGCACAGACCATCGGTAGCTTCTATGGCCGTGGTGAATACAATGCCGCTGATACATTCAGAAATCAGTAAGTCTA